CCTGCCACAAGGTGCCTGCCGCAAGGGTGCAGACCACGGTGCCCGCGTTGTTTGCGACTGTGAACGTGGTGCTGCCAACATTGCTGAAGAGGAAGCACTCGCCGGGCGAAGCTTGATCCGCCGGGGGGAGGAAGACTTTCCGGCTGGATCCCGTGCTGGTCACGTCCATGATGCGGGCAGCGATCAGGGTTCCGTCCGTCGGTGCGTTTGTCTCAAGCGGCCACGATAGAACCACATCGGTGGCGCTGAGGGTGAACGGGAGGTAGGAAACATCTGAAGGGTAGATGTTCGTGCCGCCAAAAATCTCGGTGTAAGTGGTCATTTATGCCCCCGTCCGACGAGCGGAACGATCAAGAATCTTCTGGAGATCCTCGCCATTGAGAGCCTGCGCGGCTCGATCATACATTTGCTGCCAGACCTGAATGCGCTCGTCATTCTTCAGGAACGGGGTCGCCTCAAGCAGGGTAGCGTAGAGCAGAACCTGCGGGGCATATTCCGTCAGCCAGTTCGTCTGGTTGGTGTCATCCAGCAGCGGCAGGAGCTGGTAGACCAGAACCTCAAACGGATAGGCGGCGTCGGGTGTCGGCGCGACGATCCAGTTGTTGTAATCATATTCGGCATAGAACAAGGGCACGCCGGTCTGGCTGCGATCGGGCCAATAGCTGCGCACATACTCATAGGTACGGGCGAAAAGCTGGTTGTATTCATTGCCCTGATCGCCGGTCCCGAAATTGAAGGAAACGGTCGTGCGCCAGCGGTCTGGCTTCGGGTAAACGGCGAGACCTGCCTGCATTGTGCTGGAGATGACAGAGATCAGTCCCTCGACCTTGAGCTCGCGAGCGATGCGGCGCTCAGCGAGATTGATCAGCCGGGGAAGCTGCTCATAGACAATCTCATCCGACGCAAGCGTGAACCCGCGCTCAAGGTAGCGCCGGACGTCCTCTTTGAGGGAAGAGAATGTGGTTGTTGTGGCCATCACGCTGATCCAGACAATTTGCTGTAAGCTTGCGCCAGCTTAACATCATATGCGTTCTTGGAATAGCTCGGCCCATTGTAGCCGCGCGCGAAACCGGCCCAGTTCTTTTTCTGGAGCTCGTCGGCGAGGCCTGAGTTTTTGATGAACGAGGCCATCTGTTCGAGCTGATTCGCCTCAGAAGCCTTGGCGCCTTCCACCATTTCATGGACGTTCGCGCACCCGGCGAGCCGATAGTTCGACCCCATGATCTGCCCCAAACCCCAAGAAGTAGAAAAAAGTGCTGCTTCTTCGTCGATTGCGCAGGCCCGTTCGATCTCTTTGTAGACGCCATCCGATGTTTTCGGGTAGGGCATCGTGCCCCATCGGGGATAGGCAAGATCTTCAGACACTGCATTGGCTCGCAAGCCGGGGGCATCATGAAGCTGCCGGTAAAAAACATGGCGCTCAAAGAGCGCCTTGGGCCGTTTAGCTTTATCAAACCCCGATCCACCGGCCTCGACAGAGATCACCGAGCGAAAGACAGCAGGCTCAACGCCGAGGCTGTGAGCCGTAGCGTCAATTTCCGCAGGTGTGGCCTTTCTGGCTTCGCCGACGAAGTTCATTTGCTCGCCACCCCTTTGACCTTTTCGTAGGTACGAAGCCCACCCATTCCGAGTAGCGCGGAGACCAGCTCCCACAGCGAGCCGTCAAGCTTGGGAGGGGCTGCCAGCGCGATGTGCAGGCTGGTGGCAATCCACATCAGCAGCGGGGCCGCAACGTACTGGTAGGCCAGCGCAGCGCCGCAGACCCAGCCGATGAAGGGACGCCAGCCGGACACAAACAGGTTCGGGTTTGCCGCCTCGACGGCATTGATGTCGGTCTGGCCCTTATCCCAGAGCTGAAGGCTGGACCGCAGCTCGCTTTCGGCCTTGGCCTTGGCTTCCGGATCCGGAACGAACTTGTCGAGGACTTTCAGGGCCGCCGCAATGGCGTCGTCGATGCCGAATGCCATCACTCAATCCTCCGAATTTCCGCGCGGTTGGCCTTCTCGTCCAGCTTGTCATAGATGCGCTGGAACATGTCCTCGATGTGTTTCATGCGCGCGTCGATGTCGGCGCGGGGGACGTAGGTCTTGGGCAGGTCGATTTCAATCCGGTGAATGTCGTCGCGCAACTCTTTGACCGCGCCCCACAACTCTCTAGCCAGCCACCCCACAACTGAGAGGGTGACGCCCCCGGCGATGTTGATAAGCGTCTGGGGTTCCATGTTTTCGTTCCTTACCATTTACCCTTGGGGCAGACTGAGTGATCGAAGAGCACCTTGACGGGCATGAGGCACCCGCACACGGCGCACCGCTGGAGGAAGGGCTGGAACTGGTCGCAATCCTTGCAGATTGTCATGCGCTGCTCGCTTTGAGATTTTGAAGTGTCGGTCATCCTAATGTCCCCAGTCTGATGCCAGTGTTGACCCATGTGATGTTGCTGTTGCCCGACGTGCAGGCTCCGGCGGAGCCGCCCATGCCGGGGCCGGACTGGTCGGTGTATCCGCACTGGGAAGACCCAGTACCAGTGCCGCCCGCCACACCAAGCGTGCCGCCGGTGCCGCCCGTAGCATACTGGCTACTGGCTGTGGTGAGCCCGCCAGCAGACGACGAAATAGGTGTATAATATCCGTAGCGGTTTTGCCAATTTTCGTATCCAGACCCGGCGGTCCCAAAGCCAGCACCAGACCCGCCGACGCCCATCGACACCAAGGCGACACCGCCGCAGCTATTGCACCTGCAGTCTGCGCTTTGCGCGCCACCGGCTCCGCCGCCGCCGCCGCCGCCGCCAATGGTGCCGTTGGTGTTATCAATGGAGACGGCGCTGGAGACGGACAGGGCCAATCCGCCATTTGCAGTGGCCGGTGCCGTCAAATTATATGACGTGCTGCTCGGGTATCCCTTGCCGATGCCTTGACCACCACGGCCCACGATGTAGCCGTTGTTGGTGATGTAGACCGAGCTCCCGGCAGGAACTGACCCTACCGTAAAAGCTGGCCCCGTATTGGCTGACGCAGTGATCTGAACGCCAGACCCAATTGTGACGTTGGCGACAACCGGCGACGTGCCGTTCCAGCCCGCTGCGGTCATAGCCGTGTTGAGATTATAATCGACCTGATTGGACGAGATTGTGCTGAAGAACACGAAAGATCCTGTTCCGACAAACATTTGAAGGATGCCGGACATCAGGTGAGCCCCGTCCCAGAAATGTACCACAAGGTGCTGGTGACCTTGATCGCCGTCGCCATGCCGTACCGAGCCAGAGTGCGGGAGCCTGTCGTGCCCGCCGGGGACAGCGTCAGCGTGTCATTCGTGATCGCGATGGTCATGTTGTTTGTCGAACTGTTGATAAAGGTGATGGCGGTGCCGATTGGGTATGCAACAGAACTGTTAGCCGGGATTGTGTATGTTGTCGCAGCCTGAGCCGCAGCCATGTAGATGTGTTTTCCGCTGTCTGTCAGGACAAGCGTGTAGTTGCCTGTCTGCGCATTCTGCGGGATTTCAAGATAACCAATGCTCAAGCTGGTAGGAGGAGATGTTGGCACGACAATTTTTGAAGAAATCCCACCCGATGAAAACTCAACAGCCAGCGTCCCGCCGGTGGTGAACCCAGCCTTGCCGGTTGCGGAACTGTAGAAACCCGTCGTGGCATCGCCCAGAAAGGTGTAGCTCGGCAGTGTGGCCGAGCCCTTCTGAGCCTGTGTTTGGCGGCTGTTTTGGGCGGAGCTTGACATTAGGTCACCTCAAGGATCGAGGCGACAGCGTCGGTTGCGGCGCCTGCTGTGATCGACAGCACATTGCCTGTCAGCATGACGAGGCGGTTATTGTTCGACAGAACCGAGATATTGCTGCCCGCTGGCAATGGGGCGGCCTTCAGCAGGTTGATCGTCGTGGCGCCCTTTGTCAGGCTGACGGTGACCGTTGTGTCGGAGGCACCGTCATTTGCGACGATCAAACCAACCACCACACCGAGTGTGGCCGCCGGGACGGTATAGAGGGCAGTGATGGTCGTAACATCATTGACCACCGCGTTCGTAAAAGCTTGAGCCATGGTGGCCTCCTTATGCCGGGGAGTTTACCCTACTTGTTCGCCGCTGACAAAGACCAGATTGCCCTTCAAGCGCTCGTCATCAGGTGCATATTCAAGGGCGAGCCGGGCCTGTTCGATCGACACGTCAATCAGCCCAAGGTGCCAAGCCGCGATCGAGGCGAGGTCGTGCGCCCAATAGCCCCAGACTGCGGGGTCGCAGGTATAAACGAGGGCCCTGTGTGTGATGCTCAGGGCGCGCATTGAGAAGGCGTAGCACTCATGCCAGCGGCTTTGCTTGTACATGAACATGGCCAGCTCGCACCAAGGTTCGCGCGTGTTCGGGGATTCCCCGGCTGCCTGCATGAACCATTTCTCGGCTTCAAGAGGCTCGCCTTTTTCAGAATATGCCTTGCCAAGCAGCCGCATGGCGTAGGGGCGCTCGTTCTGATGGCTGGCCGCCCCCATGCCGAGATAGTGCTTCAGGGCGACGATCGCCTCGTCCCACCGGCGGTAAAACGTCAGCTCGCGGGCGTAATAGAAATAGTGCCACGGGTCGCTTGCGTCTTCCTTCACAGAGGCTTCAAGCAGGGGCATGTACTGCCCCCGGCTCTTTGAGGCGTCAGGGTAATGGCTGACCAGAAGCTTTTCCGATCGTGCATGGACTTCCGGCACACGCGGATCCATGCGAATTTCTTCGTGGCACGGGTGATGCCAGTGGTAGCCATGGCGGCTGTGGATCTTGTGATGCGGGAAGCGGATGCCGCTGCCCCAGTCGAACATGTACCAGAGGTTCGTGGTTTCCCCCGGCGCCCACAAGCGCTCGATCTCAGCCCGCCAGCCGGGCTCCATGACCTCGTCTAGGTCGAGCGAGATGCAGACATCAATGTCCGCCGGGATGAGGGCCATGGCTGCGTTGCGCGCGAGATCAAACCGCCACGGGCTGATGTGGATATCATGCACAACAGCACCACAAAGCACGGCTTTGTCAGCCGTACCGTCTGTGCTGCCCGTGTCGGCGATGAGGACATAATCTGCGTCTTTGACGGATTCACAGAACCGTTCGACAAATTGCTCTTCGTTCTTGCTGATCGCATAGACGCAGATTTTCATTTTTGATCCTGTTTTTTGTAAGCTATTCAGCGTCGGGCGCGGGCTCGGCTTCAGAGGTCACAGCCGCAGCGGCAATCTGCGCCTCGCCGTCGCCCTTGATCTTGGCTACCAAGGTCTGGACCTCGGCGTAGGGGCGCTGCCCGAGGGCGTTGAGGATCGCGTTGACCTCTTCCACCGAAAATTTGAAGTTCAGTTCCATGTTCTTCCCTCTTCAGAAGCCCAACCATTGGGCGGTTTATTTCTACCCGCATCGCCGTGACACGCAAGCGTCAGACCGGCGCACCCTTCACGATATTGATGATGCGGCAGTTGTCTTCAACGGCCTCGAACTCGTGAGCCTGACCGGCGATCCAGTCCGCCACTTGCCCCACCTTGAGGACCATCTCCCAGTCATTGCCCCGCGCGACCAGTGTGCCGCGATTGACAATAGTGATGTGGTTGTCGGCCTCCTCATGCGTGTGCATGGCAAGCTTGTCACCAAAAACCTCAAAGTCGTAGATCATGGCGGTCAGGTTGCCGAACTTGGCATTTGATAATTTCAGCATCAGATCACCGTGCCGCCGGAAATGTTTTGCATGTTTGTCCCCGCGAGAACCACCTTTGCCGTGGCGGACAGGGGGTATTTACCGGCCAGACCAATCATGGTGATCTTGACGGTTTGCGACCCAGCATTCGGGAAGGTGAAATCCTGCGAGCCATTGGCCGGGAAAAGCTGATCCCCGAACGTCGAAAGTTTGACATTCGTTGCGTTCTGGGTTGTCCAAGACAGCGTCGTGGTCTGGTTTTGATATACAAGGTCCGGCGCAAACGAAGCATCCCCGCTTGGCGGTGCAGTCCAAACCTGCGTGGTGGGGTCGTAATGGAACCCGATNCCAACCTCAAGCCCATCAATGTTGACCGCGTAATGGTCAGCGGGGGATGACCACGGGCCAAGCGTGTCATCCCAGACAACCACATTGTCACAGATGTTTGTTGAGGTATCAATGACTGCATACGTAGACATGATCTCTCCTTATGCCGGGAAGACAGTGACGACGATTTTGCCAGCACCGCCAGCTCCAGTCGATGTGCCTGTTGCTGTGCCGCCGCCACCACCACCGGGTTGAGTACCCGCCACGCCATTGCTTGCCGCAACAGCCGCACCGCCGTTGCCACCCCAGACAGATGCGCCGCCAGCCCCAGCATTAAGTGTGCTTGTATAGTAACCGCCGCCGCCACCGCCACCCCAAACTGAGGCTGCACCCGTCATTGCGGAGCTGGGACCACCACCACCGCCGCCGCCGTGGGCGAAGCCGTCAACGGCATTAAGGCCGCCCGAGCCGCCCGAGCCGCCATTTCCCGGTGGAGCGAAACTAGCGCAGCCGCCTGTGAAACGTCCTA